CGAAATCCGGGACGTTGTCCGCGTCCACGTCGAACGTCTCTTTGCTGTACGACAGCGTTCGACGGTAGACGCTGTTGTAGAAACTGAACTCCGGGTTCGCGGTGAAATGTTTCTCCCTCGGACCACCAGAGGTCTGGAGTTGGACTCTACCAGCCATCTTCTACTAGTATGGGGGATTTAAAATTTTAAACCAGCCACACCCCCTGCGACGACCAAGATGTTTTGCGTCGTCGCGTACACGCGAACTTTGTTGTCGTATCCGGCGAATCGAGGGACGATCTTCACCGTGAGCATCTTGTGGGCGATGCGACTGAAATTCACGTGACCGGACGGTTCGGGGCTCTGTGGGTTCCTCGCGAAACTGTACATCCCGAAATCGCTCTTGACCCGGTGAGAGAACAGACCCGCCCCGTACACGTTCGATGGGTCCTCGTCGTTGATTTCGGTGGTGACGTAGGACTCGTCCGAGGGTTGGTTCACGTGTCGGCGGAAAGGCACCCCCCACGTGAGGTATTTGGTGTCCCTGTCGAAGACGACCTCGTTGTTGAATCGCAACTCCACGCGTTTGATGGTATTGTAGTTGTTGGGCAAGTTTTTCTGTTCGGCGTACGCCGACTGGGAGACGAAAAACATCTCGCGCACCGGACCTTGGAACTTCAAGAGCACCGCGCGCTCGGTCTCCCCGTCCTTTATATCGAATTGTGAGACGTTCAACTGCGTGATGAGGTACTCCATCGGCCTGCTCATGACGTACGCGCGCTCCTCCTCACCCAAGAAGACCATCTCCGTGTCCAGGGACAGGTTACGAATTTGACCCGTCGCCACCGTGCTGTCCGGGGCCACGAGGGCGCCACCCATGAAGAGCATCTCACTGAATGGGCGGAGGGTGAGTCGAACCTCCACCAACTGTTTCGTCAGCGCACACGAGGGGATGGCCAAGGAACTGTTTCGGTGGAAATAAAACGGCAACTCCATGTAGTAGGTGTACGTGCGGTCGGAATAGGTGAGGAAATTCCCGTGGCCATTCAGAAAGTAAATCGATTGCTCCACGTCGTCGGAGTTGTGCCACAGTTGGTTGTAGATGTAAATGAATTCACCCGTCAAACGCTGAATCACCTGGTTACCTATGACCAAATCCGCGTACTCCACCATGTGCGAACACACACTCGGGGGGTAGTAGTTGTCGTTCTTCCCAAAGTTATCCGGCGACGGATCGGTCAGCGTGATTTTGACCGTCATATTTCGAATGAGATCGCCCTTGTTTTGTGGGATTCGACAACTCACCGTGCGGCCGAAGTCCACGGGGTTCCCATCGAACGGGGTCTCCACGGAGGCGATGGAGAAGGGCGTGTGGCGACGGAATCGACTCAAAAACAACGAGTGCGAGGGTTCGCCTGTGAGCCACTGATCGATCAGACCGGTGGTCGCTAATTCCAGGCGTCCAGCCATATTACTATTAGTAAGTGAGTAAATTTTTAACAAAAAATTATGAACGACAATGGTAGATGAATTTGCAACTCAAGAAATTCGATCCTTCTAAGATTGCAGACGACCGAGTGTGCGTGCTGATCGGCAAAAGAAACACAGGGAAATCTTTTTTAACACGCCACCTGATGAGTTTCAAGAAACACATCCCATCCGGGGTGGTGTTGAGCGGGACAGAGGAGGGGAACGGGTGGTACGGCAAATTCGTCCCCGATCTTTTCATCTACCCGGACTTTGATAAAGAAGCCATAGAGAGGGTGATCGAGAGACAAAGAAAACTCGTCAAGGGGGGGAGAAAACAAAACGTCTTCATGATTCTCGACGACGTGATGTACGATTCTAAAAATCTCCGAGAGACGTGCATCAGACAAATCTTCATGAACGGTCGTCACTGGGGGATTTTCTTCATGTTGTGCATGCAATACTGCATGGACATTCAACCAGCCTTGAGGTCGAACATAGACTACGTGTTTGTGCTCAGGGAAAACATTCTCCAAAACCGGGAAAAACTATGGAAAAACTTTTTCGGGGTCATCCCGACTTTTGATATGTTTAACAAAATCATGGATGCGGTCACGGAAGATTTCGGGTGTCTGGTGCTCGACAACACCCAAAGGAGCAATAAAATCACCGATTGTGTGTATTGGTACAAGGCTCCACAACACAAACCGTTCAAGTTGGGATCGCGGGCGATGTGGGCCATGCACAAGAAAATGTACAACCCAAAATACGACTCCGACCCCCAGGTGGACCCGAAAAAGGCGACGAAAAAGACCGCACTCACGGTGACGAAAAAAAAGTAGGTGCGTTCACAGACGAATGCAAAAACCTGAGGTACAATTAAATGTCTACGGATATCCAGGCGTTGAATTTAAACGACGACGGCGAGGGGTACGTGCCCATCGCACCACCCATCCAGGCTGCGCCGCCGCCACAGACGCCCCCTCCCCCACCGCCGGTGCAAAACGGGGGGACAAACAACGCGTCGACCTCTTTCGTGCCGCGGAATGATGACAATGAAAAAAATGTGCGTTTACAACAAAACACCATGATGGACAGTACGCCCATCCACGACGTCTTGGGTGGGGACGAGATGATGCCCCTCGAACCGCCGGCCATGCAACAACAACCGAGGATGCAAGGCATGATGCACGAGGCCCCGCCGCAAACGCAAATGGCCATGGGTGGGATGATGATGCAACCGCAACAACAACAAGCGCCCCAGGTCGAGTCGAAGAATCCCCTCAACCTCACGGACGATCAGTTGACCGCCCTCCTCGTCGCAGCGTGCGCCGCGGCCGCGATCTCCAAACCCGTGCAGGACAGGTTGGTCACCGCCGTGCCCAAGTTTTTGTCAGAGTCCGGGTCTCGCTCGATGGTGGGGTTGGCCGCCACGGGCGCCGTCGCCGCCGTGCTCTTCTACGTGACGAAGGGCTACGTCGTCAAGAACTGATTCGTTCATTCGTCACTCACGTGTTCACCACAAAACTTTTGTTTCCCCCCTATCCTGTCGTACACGCCAATCTCGACGGCGATGTCTCTCAGTCGAAGGTAGTTTTTCCAAAACTTTTCCGAGTGGGAGTATTCCGGCACCGTGCAGTGGGCCAATTCGTGCAAAAGCACGTGAAATATTTGGTTCGGGGTGCCATCCAGACAAATGCAAATCTCCGCCCCCTTGTTCGTGTTGTAGGCGACGCCACCACTCATGCGGTGCACCGCGGTGATCGGGATAGGGTGGGCGAGGCGACCGAAGGTCTCGTGTCCGCGCAAGTGGTGACGCAGACGGGCGTAGCGCTCTTTCACCTCCACTAAGTGCGGTGGGTCCTGAGTCGTCGAGAGCACCCAAACGTTGATGAGGGCTAAAATTAAAAATGCAATCATCATTTCCTATTGTATACAAAGATAAATTTACTGTAGAATTGTGAAACCTCCTCCCCACCGATGGGTTCCCACGCGTGCAATCTAAATCCTAAACGTTCGAGGTGGGTGACGAGGAGGTCTTTGTACGCCACCGGTTCACTCATGGGTCCGCGCTCGGTGTAGTACGGGGTGTCCGCGAGGTACACGAAGAGTTTTTCCCCGAATCGCCCGTACCCACTCTCGCCCGGTTTCGTGAGGAAAAAACTCCCGTCCGACATTTTGAGGGGGGTGCGTCGCAACACCCTGTCGCTGTCCGGGACGACCCCCACCAAACGTGTGCCGAGACGCGCCCGGTCTCGAATCGCACGAAGGGTCTCGTGGAAGAGTTCCTCCGTCGCGAACACGTATTGCAGAGAGAAATTGTAACAGATGACGTCAAACTTTCTCTTCGGACACGCGTGAATGTCACCGTGGTAGAAATTCACCGACAAATTCATCGCCTTCGCACGACGCTTCGCCTCCTCGAGGGCCGTGGCCTCTGGGTCACACATGTTCACCCTCGCCCCCACCTGTGCCCACTTCTGGAGGTCCCCACCGAATCCCGCACCCACGTCCAGGATGTGTTCGTCCCTCCGGGTGACCTCGCGTATGAGCGCGCGCTTGACGTCGTTGTGAAATTTACGCACCCCCTCCATCTCACTCTCACTCTCACTCCCAACGAGAGAAACCCCTTGCCTTAAGGCAATTTTATTCTTTTTGTACAGTATGAGTCTCGAAGATTTCATCAAGGCTTGTGCTATCGTGGGGGAGGGTATCATTTTGAGTCATCACTACATATGGAGAAGGAGGGGGTAAATTTTTATTTTTGTAAATGTTCCAGGGAACGAGAAGACTTAAAGGCATTTTGTGATATTTATGTACACAATGTTTGAAAAGACCTTCTCCGAAAACAACCCTCACGTCGGTGCGGCCGTCGATCAGTGCCACCTCGACCTGACGTACGGACTCGTTCGCGCTCACAAACCGAAATCCATCCTCGAACTCGGCGTCGGCTCTGGGCGCACCACGGCCACACTCATCAAGGGTGTGCGCGATAACGGCGACGAGAAAAACGCGCACATCACGCTCGTGGATAATTGGGAGGATTGGAGGGGTGAAAAACCCAAAGACATCTTGGAAGAAATCGAAGGCTACGTGGAGGTCGTCGATAAACCGGAACGCGATTTCGTGTTCGAGGCGAGACAGTCGTGGGATTTCATCTTTTCCGACGCCGATCACTGGAACACGGACAAGTGGTTCGATTACGTGTACGACCGTCTGTTGAAAAACAACGGTGTGCTGATTTATCACGACGTCTCCAAGCAGGAAGGGTTCCCAAAAGAAGAATTGCGATTTCCCAATCTTTACAACATCCTCCTGAAGTGTCGGGAGAGGGGCATCGCGCACGCACACTTCGACCGGTCGTCGTCCGAGGGCGAGCGGTGTTACCGAGGTTTTTTGGTGATTTTCAAATCGCAGTTGTGTAAGGTCGTGCCGAGTGAGTTGAACGCTATCACGGTAGTATCTTAACGTCACACCATGGAGTGTTGCAGCCTCCGCAAGGAGCGAAACGCGGCGATCGGTCGCGCGGACATATGTGCCTTCGCGAACGCGTGCGTCGTCGAGGGGTTGTGTGACGAGTGCGCGTTTTCGGCGATGGAAGACGGGTTCGAGATGTGCGGACGAGACCCAGATCTTGGGACGCTTCGCGCGGCGTGCCTGGACATACTCACTACGTGCCGTCCAGATCTCGCGAACTTTGACTTTGTGAGTCAGTCGAACGCAGAGGAGCCGGTGTTCGACCTCTACGTGGGGTGGGTGCTCGAGAGCAAGGTGCCGCACCTCTTAGATTGGCTCCTAGCGCGCAAACCCAAGCGCAGAACACTGAGCAACCGCGAGATGGTGGACATCTTGGCGGACTTGGATTTCGTCACCAAGGATGAGGATCGCGCCGTGTGGGA